ATAAATAGCAAACTCAGTTTCAAAATCTTCACTAACCACGGCTTTCGCGGAAATCTCACCAGACTCTGAAATTGTTCTTAGAATGTTCCCAGGACGAACAAGTATATTTGAATTAATTGAAGCAAAATTATTTAAAATGGCAAGAGTGTTATTTGAAAGTCGCATAATCAAAAAGTTTTATATTCATCAGTTGTGTTGTTATGTAGCCCAGAGAAATGATAAAGAAGAATTGAATAATGAATTGCTTTCAGTAAATCAAGTCTACTTTTTCCATTCTTCTTGCCAAACCGAGAAAGATATTTAATTGCGTTAGACCGACTGAATGGCTCTGCATCTCCAATACTTTCAATCAAGTCAATTACTTGAGTTGGAGATTCTTTTGAAGTGTAATGCGCATTGTAAGTGCTTTGAATATAATCCTTAACTTCTTTTAGAGTCTTATCTTCATTATACTTCCAAAATCCATTGTTGTTACTTTCCTTGTTTTCCACAGAAGAAGTATGTAATTGGACAGTAGGACTAGGAGCGCTCATTAATGGATCAGAAGTAATAAAACCACCTAAATTGTTATTTTCATCCATAGAATTCATAATATGTGTAGAGCAAGGCAATGTCATCTTAGCACCTACTTAAAATTTCGTCAAGTGAATAATTTGGTGAAGCCATTTATCTTTTTAACTTCTATCGTCCTTTGAAATTTATCATCATAGCCATCTCTATGAGAAATTACAAATACATTTGAGTCTTTTACTACATAATTAATAATTTTTAAAAGGTCTTCAATTCCAGCACCATCTAGTGAGCTATCCAAAGTTTCATCAAAAAACATAATATTACAGTTTACCGAGTTCTTCATTTTTGCTACATCTCTCCAAGCTAAAAGAAGACTTAAATTAATTCTTTGTTTTTCTCCCTCAGAAAAAGAGCCATATGAAAAGTCTTCGTGAATTGGAGTCTTTACAGTTTCTTTAAACTCATTATCTAAAGTAAAATTTAGATATAAATCGAGCATTTGTAAATACTTATTAATTTGAGAGTTAATTACTGGAAGATAATTTTCTATAATTTTTGATTTAATTCCTCCATCTTTCATCAATAAATGAGAAAACTCAAAGTATTCTAATACTTGATTACATTGACTTTCTTGTTTTTCAATTTTCTTATGACGACGAATTAACTTTTGAAGTTTCTTAATATTTTCTTCTTGATTTTCAATATTAATTTGTATTTCTTGAATTTCTTTTTGATATTTTTGAATTTGTCGGTTATTTAAATTAACTTGACTTTGATATTTTGAAATCAAAGATTGATGACTTGTTATATCATTTGATAGTCTCTTGTATTCTTTTTCTCTTTTTTCTTCTCTTTCAATTTCACTTATAATTTCTTTTTCTCCATCAACTAACTCTTGAAGATTTATTTGCAACTTAGATATTCTATCCTCTTTGAAGTCGTCATCCACATTCTGCTTACAAGTATGGCAGACTTCATTATGAGTAAAGAATTCAATTTCTTCACTCAAAGAATTTCTTTTTTCCTGTATTTTACCAAAGAGATTTGAGATTTGTTTTCCTCTTTTTGGATAAAAATCCAATTCGTCCAATTCTCCATTTAAGGCATCAATTCTTTTTTTCTCATTCTCAACCCGAATAAAGCATTCTTCATTTTCTTTTTGTAGACTGCTTATATCATCCTCTCTTCTATTGATAGTTTCTTTTCCATTCTCTTTGATACTATCAATTAAGGTTTTTTGATTTTCTATTGATATTTCTATTGTTTTTTTCTCAGAAGACAACTCTCTTTGATCTTTTTCTATGCTTTTAATCTTATCCTTTAACAAGATATTCATAGTTGAAAAGATTTTGATGTCAAGTAGCTCTTCAACTAAATCTCTACGGTCTGCCGCAGAAAGTTCCATAAATGGAACATAATTATTACTTCCCAATACTACAACTTGCATAAATGTCTTATAAGACATCTTAAGTATAGTCTGCTCTAGAAACTTTTGCTGGTCTCTAGATGCAGAAAGTTCTTCTTGTAGTTTTTCATTAATATAAATCTCAAAGATATTTGGAGAAATACCTCTTCTTACTTTATATCTTTTTCCATCATTTGAAAATTCAACTTCTACTAAACAATCTTTTTTGTTTACACTATTTACTAACTGTTTTTTGGTTGTCCCTCTGTTTGATTTTCCATAAAGTCCAAAAATAAGAGCTGTAATAACTGAAGAATTATGAGAAAGTATATCGTTAGTATAAAACCTGTGATTAGGAGAATTGACTGTCATGTCAAACATATTCTCATATACCTCAAGCCTCTCAATATTTGCAATCAATTGAATACCAACTTTAGTTTGAATATAAGATTGATATGGTATTAAATCTTTTACAAAAATTTCATTATGATCTGCATCAAAAACAATGTGGTCGTCAGCACATTCAAGAATTAATCCATTTTCGGTTTGAATTCTCCATTTTTGATATGGAATTGTTTGATGAATATGAGTTACCTCTTCCCATCCGGTATCTGTCTCAATTTCCCAATCATTAAGTTCAATTGAGTTAATAAATTTTCTATCTATTTTGCTAGAAAGTTTAGACATTGTTCTACCACAAGTTCAGGATTTGTTCTGTAATCTTTTTCATTTACTCTATAAACGCTATATCCAAATTTTTTATATAATTCATCCTTTTCTTCATTTCTTATTTTATTTCCTCTTCCTACTTCACCGTGCCAATATGTGCCATCAAATTCTATTACTTTATTTTGTAGTGTGTCTAGGAAATCTGGCAAAACTATTTTATCTAATTTTAGTCGCATCTCGTGATTTATTCCACTCAGATCTTCATTTTTATCTTCATCAAGTTCCGCAAAGTAAATATAATTCAAGTCATCAAGTGCTTCACATATTTTCCAAAACAATTCTTGAGATATTTTAGAAAAGTTTGATTTTTTATATGATTTATGCCATTTAGATTGTCTCTCTAACCATCTTTGTCTACCAGCTTCTTCTCCATATTTCTCTATACACTTTTCTAAAGTAAAAGTCGCTTGACGTTTAGCAATTTCTCGTTTGGCTTCATCTTCAGTATACCCCTTGAAAATCCAATATTCAATGCACCTGTGAGATGTAGCTCTCCTAAAAGAATTAGATAGTTTTACAGAAGATTTAGTTCCAGATATATCATTTTTATATTTTTGATTTGATGCTAATTGTTTGGCATCTTCTTCGGTGTGTCCAAGTTTCATCCAATATTCTTTTCTAATAGGTCTTCTAGAATTTCTCTCATAATCTGCCTCAATATCTGTATAATTCTTGCCAGTATCTGGATTTATTTTTGTAGTCCAAAATTCTCTAGAATATGGTGAAATGGTATTCTTTCTACAAAATTGTTTATATTTAATATGTGCTTCTACTTCACTCCAACCACGAGAAATCCAATATTGTCTTGTATGCCTTCCCATTTCTGGAATTGACAATAGCTTTACTACATACTTTTTACACATTGCAACGTTATTTGCTAATGGATTAAATTGCAATTCTTTAAAAAGTTTATCTCTAAGTTCTGGTTTAAGATTTTCAATTTTATTATCAAGACAATCTTCAAGTTTTTCTTCAATCGTCCTGTTTCTTTTGTGAGTCATAAAAATCTCCAATAGTAGTTTCAATAATTTCCCCAGTTTTTTTATTGCGGAGTTTTATTTTTGTATTTATACAAAAACACTTTCCACTACCATTAGTACCCCTTACGATAGTTGTAGAATGTGAATTTAAGTCTAATTCTATAAATTGATTACCGGAAGAAAGTATATTTTTATATCTAATTTTTTCAATACAAAGCATAATTAACGAGGAGGAATTACAAAGTCATCTGGTTTTATTACCACATAACGATAATTATATAACCGACAAGCTTTAAATGCAACATCTTTGTCAATTTCAATAATTTTCATTGGAGGATAATCCTCTGCTTCTAATAAACCAAGATATCGTTCTGCATCGTCCTCTTCTTCGAAAAAATAAATGACCTTAAGTCCATAATCATCTTCAACCGCAAATGCTCCAGTATCTTCTCCATTATTTGCAGAAAGTACATACATTGTTAAACCTCCACTTCTAATGCCTCTTTATATGTCTCAAATAATATTTGACGAATTGGATTTTTATCCATTTTAAAATCAGCTTCATCAATATATCTATTTAATATCGCTAAAGTATCCTCGCAAGAAATTTCACTCACATTTACTAAATCATCATTTACATCTAAAGTTTCAACTATTTTTAAATCTATAATATTTCTTTTTAGTATCTCGTGAATAAATCTATCATACTGACTTTGATTTGATTTATTTTGTATGACTACTTTTACATTCTTATTTTCAAGTTGTGAGAAATCAAATTCTTTATAATCTAAATCCGAATAATAAATTCTTTGATATATCTCAAAAGGATTTTGTATGAATTCAAGTTCATAAGTATCTGTATCAAAAATATGAAATCCTCTCACATCATCAACATCAGTCCAAAACATTTGATATGGATTTCCAAGATAAAAAACTTTTCCATCATTGCTACGAGTATGATAATGACCAGAAAATACTCTATCAAACTTTTCAAATTTTTCTTTTGGCATTCCGTGAGTTTGTGAATATCCAGGAAATAAAGAAAATCCAGTAAGTTCTAAATGACCAAATAAAACTTTTGATTTTGTCTTCTCAATCAATTCAAAAGTCTTTTTTTCATTATCCTTACAAATCCAAGGAATGAAAATGCATTGAGTTTCTGATATTACATACTCTTCTGGTTCTGTAATTCTTATTATATTTTTATAATCTCTCAGTAAGGTATCAATTGAATTATAAAGATTGGTTGTTTTCTTCTCAGCATCGTGATTACCGCAGATTTGAAAAAGAGTTATCTTGTTATCCCTTAGCCTATCGTAGAACACTCTCTGTGCCCACTCTAAGCCCCAGTAATCAATCCCTTTACGATTATCAAATGCATCCCCCAAATGAACCACACAATCAATTCTACGGCTTTCTAGAGTGGGGAAGAATACTTCATCATAAAAGCGTTCAAAATAATCGTGATATATTTTATTTGAACGTTTAAAACTGAAGTGTGTGTCCGTAATCAAACCAATACGCATAATGAATTTTAATTGTAACGAGAATATATTGAATCTTTTATTGAATTATAATCAGAGTTATGAACTTCTTCATCTACGTGAAAAACTTCGTCATACATTGCCTTCTCTAAAATCTTATCTGCTATTTCTTTTTGTCGATTTTCTTTTCCTATTCTTCTCAAAAAAGCAAAATATGTAATTTGAGTAAAATATGCAAAGGGATTCTTTTTCTTTCCAGTTTTAGGATTTATATAATCAGGATCAAAGTTATAAAGATATAAAATTGAGTTCTCTACGGCATCCATAATCATATCTTCTCTAGAAGTATAATTAGCAAATTTTGGAAGATATGAAAGATGTGTTGCAATTTTTAGTAAACATTCTCCGATGTACTTTGGTATTCTTGGTCTTCCTTCCCAATCATCTGTATTCTTTGGATAATTTCCATATTTGTTATAATAGCGACTTCTTGCTTCATTCCATTTATTTTTGTATGAAACCATTGCATTATAAAATTCTTTGTTATCTACATAATGCTCTGTCTTATCTCTTCTTTTCATTTTTTTGTTTGTATATTATTTTTGTTTATTTTAACTTGAAAATTTCATAAAGTCAATTTCTCAAAGATGAGTATTTATACTCTTGACAGAAGTACTCAAAGTACATATAATCCACTCTGTGGTCCTTCAGGGATATCTATAACTATATAAGTCTTATAGATATTTAAAGCTCTTAGAGAGCTAAATTAAGAAATTTAACTCTTAAGAAGTCTCGTAAGAGACATTTCCCGAAGGGAAATCAATCAAGGTTTGTATAAGTTTCTTTTGATTGATAAAGTTTCTCTAATTCCTTTCTTGCATTCTCTACAGTATTTACATAACCCATACCTGAAGTTATTTGAGAATGATTTGATATATTCTTTGAATCTTCTTCAAATGAATATCTTTGATGTATTTTAGTTATTGATTCATCTTTAACTTCGGTTATCAAGACAATATGGTCTCTCTTTAAGATGAAGGTAGTACTCTTTGAAAGGTTTATCCAAGGTTCTACCTTAATAAGAGGCACTGTTTGATTTGGTATTGTGATAAACTTGACAATTATTGGATTATCTAGAACAATAAGAACCTCGTCATTTTCTTCAAAAGCACATACTTTTGCTAAAAGTTCTTCTCCAGTAACAAGTTTAACTATAGCATAAAATACTTCTTCTGTCATTTATTTTTCTCCCCCCTTTGATGTTTAAAATTAATTTTAAAAATTTCATAATGAAATAATTCTTCAGAGTAAATTTTAATTCTTTCTACTAGATGATTTAGAGTATAATTTTTTCTTGAATTATATGTAATGTCATCGGCAATATCATATAAAATTGCCTTATTTTTCTTTGTGGACTTTCGAAGTATTCTTCCAATACTTTGTAAACTGCGTATCTTTGATTTTGTAGGACTTGCAAAAATTAAATTATGAAGATTACGAATTGAAACTCCTGTACTAAAAACTCCATAAGAAGCTACAATAATTGCATTATCTTCAAGTTCTGTAATCTCACGAATTCTTTCTCTTTGCTCAGTATCAACTCCACCATAAACAAAGAATACTTTTCTTTCATCATCTGTAGAGTTATTTATAAGATCATATAAAATTTGACCGTGTGTTTCAACTCTAGAATAAAGTATGAGAGTATTGCCCTTTAAATCTAAAGCTAGATTTTTAATAAATTGATTTCTTTTTTCGTGAGTAATTAAATATTGTATTTCTTCTTCATAATTCTCAAAAACTTTTCCTTGATGTTCTAGTAAAATAATCTTAATTTTTAATCTTGCAATATTTCCCTTGTCCATCAATTCTTTTGTACGAATGACTTTATAGATTGGACTAAAAAGACCTTCTAGTGTCCAAATGTGAACTTTTTCAGGTTGAGTAGTTCCAGTAAAACCAAAACGATACTTTGAGTCGCACATCTTTTGAAGAATTCCTTGAATACTTGCAGAGGTACTACCGTGACATTCATCGACGATGACTACATCATATTGATTAAAATATGAATTCTCCAATTTATGTAAACTTTGATATGTAGAAATTACTACAGGCTTATCTGTAGATTTATCATAACCCGAATAAATTTGATGAACATTCTCTTCACTATTCCATCCATAATCTTCAAAATCTTTACTCAGTTGTGAACATAGGGAAGTTCTTGGTACGAGAATTAAAACTTTAAGATTCTTTTCTACATAATATCTTGTGATGGAGTAGATGCAAATAGACTTACCAGAAGACGTAGGAGAGACGAGAAGCTTACGATTATGACGAAGGGCTTCATATACCGCATCAATTTGATAATCTCTTAATTCAAAGTTTGACGAGATTATTCTTTGCATATATGCTTTTACTCCCTCTGGCGAAATCATTTCATTTTCTTCATAAGGTAATCCATAATAATCACTCTCCTCAAATTCATAGGTATAATCGTGAGCAATAATCTTTTCAATTAAACGATCTAACAAACCTACATAAATTTCTTTCTTATGAATGTTTAAAAGATTTATGACTCCATTCCATCCTTTATATCTTTTATTCTTCATAAACTTTGCATTTTGCACTTCAAATTGAAAGTATGGAGCAAGTTCATAAAGAATATGAGGTTCACATTGTATCTTTAAGTAAACTTCATTCTTTTTTGAAATAATTACATCACTTGTCATTAATTTACTCCAGAAATAAACTTCATAAATTCTATACTATTTTTTATTGCAAAAGTTCTTGTCTCAATATTTTTAATGATGCTTTCTAAGAACTTGATCATCATTTGATAATAATCTAATTTAGTTTTAGATTTTATAATCTCTGGGTCTGCATTGAGATATCTATCTAAGTCCGCCTTTAATACTCGATGGTCAAAAGGATTTTTCTTATACTCTTCTGGGTCTGCCTTTCCTGTGTAATATAACCATTTACTTTTTTGAAGTTCTATCCATTTATTTTCTTCTGTTTTTTTAAGTAAGCATACGTTATTATAAATTTGATGATATTTTGAATGTAGTAATGGAATTTTAATACTTTCGAGATGTAGATTATCAGGATCAAGTTTTGAATCCTCATTCCACATATTTTCAATTTCATTTAAATTCATAAATTTATTGTGAAACTCTCATTATATCATAAATCGTGTATTTGAAAACTACCTCTGCGGATGCATATGTAATATCTTGACTAGTTGAGTCAAATTGTATTGCACTTAAAGATACTGGGAATAAATCTTTAAATTCAACTTTAATATTTGGATTATAACTACTATTATAAATGATGAGTGTACCATCACTCATTCCGGATATTGCATTCTGAACTCCAGGAGTTCTTTCATCTTCATTTAAAAGCTGTTGATATTGTGAAAAATCTTTCGGAAAGCCAAATTGACATAACCAATTCCATACTTCAATATAATTCTCCATATCTTCATCAACCACAAAACGAAGAGAGAAGTCATCAAATGTAAGAGTTTCTCCTGGAATTGGTATTGCCTTAAGTGGAGTAGGTTGCATTGCAACTCCTAAATTAATTCCTGGAAGATTAACATTATTTGAAAAAAAATCAATCTTTGGCTTCTTTTGTAAATTAAATTTAAATCCTACAGGAGAAAGAAAATTACGATTAGTAATCTGCTTTAAAAATGGATTATTTGTCATTTATGATTATCTTTAAAAATATTTATGCGAGAGTTGTAATTTATAAATAGTTATAAATTTTAAATATATGAAATTCAATCAAGAAAATCTATTTGAAGCTCTTCCTCCTATTAAAAGATCAAAAGCTCAAAGAATTGCAAATCGTGCAAGAAAAATTGCACGAGCTACTGAATATTACGGAAAAAAAGATAAGTCTAAAGTTTATAGTAATATTGCAGATCGTGCTCAAGAAAGAGCTACTGAAAAAATAGATACTGATAGTCCAAATCGCACACATTATCTTCCATCTAGAACCCATATAAGTGGAGGTTCGCAAAAGCCCATATATATGACTCAACTTGGAAGATATATGTCTCCTGAAGAGCGCTCAAGATATGTTAGAGCTTCAAGAGCTGGTTATCATACAGGTGG